TGTCAGGGTTATGCACCCACCAGATATCGCAAGGTCGCCTGCTATCGTGACCGATTGGTCAGCCACAGTAATCAGGTCGGTATCACAGGTGTGGCCTATCGTCGTTCCGTTGATGAGTACATTGTCGATGTCCAGGGAGCCACCGGAGATTAAGCCTGTAGTGGTGATGGTGCTGGAGCCGTTGTCGATGGCCCCGAAGCCACAGGTTATGGAGCCAGCGTTCAATGCCGCTACCGTGGTCAGAGAGGACGTTACCACACAGGACTTCAGCGTAGTCCCTGCAAGGACATTCGCGCATACCGTACCGCCACTGTTAGATGCCGCGTGAGCGTGTCCAGCATTGCACCAACTGGTGGAGCCGATGGTCGGAGTTGCAGTCCAAGCAGGGATGCAGGAACCACCCATATTCAGGATGGTGCCAGCCGCGCCCTTGCCCAGCTTCGATAGCACCGTTGCCGACGAAGCATAGGCGATGTCGCCAGTAGCCTGACACGCGAATATGTGACCGTCACCGCAGGCAGCGATGTACTCTGCCTGCGTAAGCGTGGTACACGGGTCTTTGTGCTTGAACTCGTTAGCCATTAGCTGTGTCCTACCGTGATCGTGATATTAGATCCGGGTATGTCCACATACACCGCGGTGCTAAATATGAGCGCACCTTCGCTATTTGCGCCCATACGAAGGAACTGACTGGTGTTAGCCGCCTGGACCCCGCTTATCAGGTCAGTGCCGCTGTCATCTGTGCTGTCATTGAGTTGCCACGCCCCACCCGTAGCTGCGGCAGAAACCAGCACCCAGTGGACCGTGGCTGGATAACTGGTCGCCTGCCCGTCACTGGAGAGGATGCTGGTATTCGATACGTTATTTCCCATCAGTGTCTCCGTGTTCTTTCTTGGTATGAGCCTTCAGCCGGTTGGTGGCTACCATCTTGTTGTAGCCGTCGAACTCGGAAGCGCACTCTTCGCACTGCACGATCACCGGCTCCCTCACGGGCTTCGCCGGCGCCTCTTCCGTTGGCAGAGCTGCGCCTCGAGCGGCCGCCTGGATGAGTACCCTCTGGAACTCGCGGTCCTCTTCACGCTGTGCAGTGGCATTGATGTCTTCGATGGTTGCCGCTTCCTGTGGGTGTCGGGCCTTCATGTGGATGGTGACCTGGTACGGTGAATCGAGGTTGTCCTTGGTACATACAGCCAAGCCTAACTCGTCGTACTCAGCGCGGTTCTCATCATCTTCATGTAGTAAACACTTATGACTGCCGCCGCGAGGCTCGAAGTTAGGTTTGATGGTGGTAAAGAACCGCGTCCCATCTTTCCGAAGTTTTCCAAGAGTGGCAGCTAGCATATTGCGGTTGCAGACACTGCTCTTGGCAGTCTGGGTATCCCAGATATAGACATACCCGGCGGACTCGACTGACGACCCCCGGTTCACCTCGGTGATCTCCGATAGCCCCGGCTCCGGTGCTTCGGTGATCATGGGCACCTCGGCCTCGGGCGCCTCGTCTACTGCGTCTGCGATCTGTTCTAGGACATCCGTGATGTTCTGACTCGTCATACTAACCTCTTATCGTGCTGCCGCCGGGTCCGAATACGGTATAGCCAACGGCGCTTTTTGCCTTTTCCTCGCTGAGATCGAAGTATTCCTGCCAGATATCGCGTGGCCGCAAAGCAGGCGCCTCGCGTTCATGCATCGCAGTAGCGATATCTTTGAGTTCGCCAACGGTGTGGAGGATCTCGCCGCGTCCCGTGGACTCATCAACGACACCGCCAGGGATGCGGAATTCAGGTGTGGTGAAGTCACTTGCGGGACCAAGGTCGATGCGGTATTCCGCAAGGGCATCATTGCGTATGACGAGTATTATCTGGAAACGCCTCGGCGCTCCTACGGGAGCAGGCTGGATCAGTTCTGAGAGGTTAAACGCTAACTCGTCGTAGCTGACCTCAAGGGTTGCCGGGAGTAGAGACATATCATGCTCCTACGTCCACGCTGGGATATACATGACCGTACCGCCATCATCAGTAACGGTAAGCCACTTACTGATCGTGGCCGTACCTACTCCTGACGGCGCAACATTGGATATGGTGACAGTGCCAGAGGCATTAGCGGTCCACTGGGCACTGTCATTGAAGGTCACCGTGCCGTCCAGCGTCACACCGTTAACAATCGAGAGGCTGGGCGACACGTTATTGAACCGTGCCACGATAGTGCCATCCACCGTTACTTCTAACCGTGAACTACCACTATCGTAGCGAAATCCTCGCCGTGTGGTCACTAAAGGTTAGACCGTCCAGTCCCTGTTGCCACGGACCAGCATGTAGTCCACATCAAGGGTCAGGGCGGTAGTCGTCTTGGACTCGACGATGACCAGCGCTGCCATGTCTACCGAGGTAGAGGCGGCACCAGAGATGCCGCTGGCCTTGACGGACGCGCTGTTGCCGGCGGGTTTCCCGTCGATGTACCAGAAGGCCGTCCCGTTAGGGGCTACTTCCAGCCGAAGCACCTGGAATTCTCCAGCAACCGCATCGTGACCCGTGGCCTCGATGCTGGTCGAGGTAGTCTCGCCGGTGGCACTCCCACCGTTGTAGACGGTGTGCCAGGTATCAGTCGCGGTGTACTCCGAAGAGTAGTGGAACCCTACCAGGTCGGAAGCCGTCAAGGTAGTGGTGGTCCCGTTACCGTGAATGAGGTCATCTTCCAGGCTGACAGCATCGGTAGCCACATCGGAGAAACCGATGAATACGGCCCGGTTGGCTTCGGCAGGAAGGCGTACCCGCGCTTCCAGCACCAGCGTACCCATGAGGGCTACATCCCACATGACCGCGGTAGCCAGACCGCAAGCGTGCTTGTCTTCGTTGGTGGTGGTCAGTTGGATGACACCACTCAGACCGTCAGAATCAAGGCTGACAGCACCCGAGTCAGTCTCGGCGATACCGTCGCCAATGATACGGAGGGAACCGATGGAACCGGACGCTGCTGTTTCAGCGACGATCCATTCGGCCCCGATGAAGTCTTCAAATATCTCTATTACGCCAGGTCCACTCTGAGGCATGGTTTTATCTCCTTATGCCTTGCGGCCACGCAATATATCTCAACGTGACCGCATTAGATTATGTGGTAGGAAGTGTCGCGTCGGTTTCGACTTCAAAGAGCCAGTTCCCGGCAGAGCGCTCACCGTAGGCGTACTCGTCGTAGAGGAATACGCTGGTGGAACCGCCGCCGATATGAGGCTCTCTGCGAGTCTCCGTGCGCGGAGAACGGCCTTGCACAAGGATCAGTGCTTCCTGTGCGAATATCCCACCCTTACAAGCATTGCTGGTAATGGTGATGTTCCCGTCCTCGAATATCTCGCAGTTGTGGATGCGACCCCGGAAGCCCTCTTGGAACACACGGGCGGACAAGCCGTCGGTGTATCCAGTCTCTGTTGGAGGGTTGCCGCTGGAGATCGATGCGACTGCATCGTAGAGGTCTTTGATCTGGAAGCCGTGAAGGACCGCACGGTAAGGTGGGTTCCCAGGCTCGTCAGCATCAGAGGAGATCCGGGAGACAGCGGCGGCGATTATCCCCGTTGTCAAAGCCGAACCAGAAGAACCGATGGTCAGGGACGCACCATCAATGGCGGTCAGCCCGTCTTCGTCCTTCTTCCTCTGGATAGCATTCTGTGCAAGGCCGCCTACCTTTGCATAGGCGTTCTTGCTGATACGAGCTGCCACACGGTCAGTGATGAGGGTGTGGATACCCACGACGGTGGGAGTGATCGTCAGCAACGTATCGGACATCTGCTGTGGGTTGTCGAGACGAGTCGTCTCGGTGACCGTCTGAGCAGTCAATTGCGCCATAGAAACTTCGTTCCATGAGACGCCAGTCCCTTCGCCAAGAGTGACTTTGTCCACTAAGTTCGGGACAACACCCTCTTGTTCGCGGATCTGACGCGCTGCCGCAATGACTGTAGGCAGACTGTCGGCCAGTGATTGGGTAGTAGTATCGCCTGCTGCCATCGTTGATTCTCCTTATCCACCCGCTGATATGCGGTCAAGGATAGATTTTGCTTTTTTATGGTCGGCCGAGGTAGGGGTATAGTCCTCGGAGCCGTAGACTGTGTCCAGCCACCGCTGATCGGACATCCCACTGCCACCCGCAGCCGGACCTGTATCCAGGTCGAATGCACCGGAGTCTTCAGCCGTTGCCGGCGTAGCGGTGCGTTTGCCCCGCTCGACCAGGCGCATGACCTTCTCTGCTTCGGCCACTGCTGCCTGTAGACCCCTTGTGTCCTTTCTGTTGTGCGCGTCAGTCCACATGGTGCGGACCCCGGCTAACTCTGGTGATGTATGAAGGTCGATAAGGTCATTGCCCGTACCGTCCTGCACTACTTTTACCAGGTCTTCAGAAAGGTCTGTCCAGGTAGCTGTGTATGCGGCTGAAGCGTTGAGGCTAGCCTGATCGCTCTGTATCGAGGTGAGTTGTTCTGGCAGGGTATCGGTATCGCCGGTCCCCATAGCTTGCATCAATGCGTCAAGCTTGCGGTCTGTCATCCGCTGCTGGTTACTC